AATTGGAACGTCCGTCCTGGAAGCTTGATCTTCGCCATCAAGGGATTTTGGGTGTTTTCCATATCTTCTCCGTTCTCTAAATATGTCCTACGAACCTTATTTACGCGGCATCAAAAAGCGCCGCGGGGCACATGGCTGATCCAGTAGAAATCGTTGGCGAACACTTAAAGATCCTCGGTCGAATCGAGGACCTGCTGAAGAAGTCGGTGCCTGGAGCTGGCAACACGTTCGGTGGCCGCAGTGGCGGGAATCAGACAGCTCGTAATCAAGCGGCGACTGGCGGCCGGAACGGTGCCGATGCTAAGACCTTCAAGGCAACCAACGCCTCAATTGAGTGGCTCGGTGATACCGCTGAAGACGTCGACAAGAGACTGCAGCGCCTTGGCAAGACGGTCTCTATCACGACAGGCCGATTCGGACAGCTGAATCAATCAATGCGGGTCTTTGCCCGCACCCAGCCTGGCGTCGCAACGAAAACACCGAACAACTCGGCCGCCGGTGGCGGAGGTGGTGGCATCGGTGGGCTCTTCGGCAAGATGTTTGGTGGCGGAGGTGGCAAAGGTTCACCAGGTTCGCTCTCCAAAGAATTCCAGATCCTTGACGGCACAGTCACCTCGACACGGGTAGGCTTGCTGGCAATGTTCAACCAGCTGAAGGGCGCAGTCCTTCCACTGGTTGATGATATTTTCGAATTGCAGAAGCGCGGCATCTCTGCATCCTCTTCTCTCGCCGGCCTTTACGTTGATGCTGCCAAAGCAGGCATGAGCCTGGGTGAGTACACTGCGCTCCTTGAAAAATCTGGTCCTGCTGTTGTTCGTGCTGCAAGCTTCGACGACTTCGCGAAGACCATCCAGCGGTCCAATGACCAGCTAGCAGGTCTCGGCGTCTTTGGTGCTGAGGCATCGAAACTATCAGCCACACTCGCCACTTCTGCGACAACTCTCGGTGTACCGCAGGCTCAGCTTGGCGATGCGATGTCGAAGCAGATTGACGTCTTCAATGACCTGCGGAAAACGACAATGATCACCGCAGATCAGTTCGAAGCACTGACGGCTGATCTCGCCAACAATCAAGAAGTTCAATCGCAACTGATCGGCCTGCAAGGTCAGGAACGTGCAAATGCATTTGCAGATCTGCAGCGAACTCAGACCCTTGGTTTGCAGATGGGTGCAACAGCACAGGCATCGAAAGCCTTGGGTGATGCGCTTCTCGCACAGCGGAAGTTGACTGTGCAGCAGCGCTTCCAGGCCGCGGGCACGATTCGCCAAGCAGGTGCAATCACGGGTCTTGGTGCAGATGACACCGAAACGCTAGCGCAGCTTTCGCGCAAGAAGAATCGGACCGCTGATGAGAATGCCCAGTTCACCCAACTTGGTGCCCGGCTGCAGGCTCAAATTGAGGCAATGCAAAACACCGGCAATCCGAACGATGAGTTCATTGCTGAGCAACTTCAAGAACGACTAAATCAGGCTGGCATCGGTGATCAGTTGCAGAAGGCGGCGAATGCCAATCTGACAGCACAATCCGGTCCTGTCATCAACAAGGAAATCAATGAGAGAACCGGTGCCATCTTGCAAAACACCGGTAAGATGCTTTCACTTCTCGAAGGCATCAACAAGAATACGATTGCCAGCTCGTTGATCGCAGCCGTTGGTTCGGGTGTCGCATCTGCAGTGGCAACTTCCGCATTCAAGAATCTCCTCGGCCGGTTGCCGATCTTTGGTGGCGCAGGTCGCGCTGCCGGTGCAGCTGCTGAAGGTGGTGGCATTATTGGTGGCGCAAAGAATCTACTTGGTGGTACATGGAATGCCATCAAGGGCAGTGTCACCGCGATTGATGATCTGCTAACGCGAGCATTTAAGATTGGCCCAGGATCTGGCATCTTCGCTGACATCAAGGCTGTTGCAGTTGGCATCGGTGACGGCTTCAAATTCCTTTGGAACGCAGTCACAGACATCAAGGGTACCGCATACAGCATAGGCAAGGGTCTCGGCACAGTCGTCAACTGGATTGAAGACGCTTTCGGTGCTGCGAAGACAGGTTTCAGCAAAGCATTTGGTTTCTTTGCAGACACTGTATCAGCTGTTCGAGCTGGTGTGACAGAAGCAGGTGGCTTCATTAAGATCCTCGGCGAATTTGGCGGTACCCTTCTGAAAGCATTTGGCAAGATCGCCGCCTTCAGCAACGTCTTCTCATTCTTCATTGACGCAATCGGTGAAGCGTTCACTGGTAATATCGCAGCCGCCTTCAACGATGATGGCGGTTCGTGGGTTGATCGGATCGGTAACGTCATCTTCGCCGGTCTCAATGGTCTCTTCGGCGGCATCTTCAGTCTGGTTGATGATGCAATCAAGTTTTTTGGTGGCGAAGGTCTCAATCTCGAGAATGCATGGGACAAGTTCGCGGTTGTCATGAAGGCTGGTTTCTTTGCTGCGCTGGCAAGCATCGCGAAGGCTGTCACTTTCGGTTCAGACAACAAGCTGTCCAACTATTTCCAGGAAGCTGCTGACAATTCGTTCAAGGTTCTTGATAAGCTGTCTGATGATAGCACTGCAACCATCGGCTCGATTGGCAAGAAGCGGAATGATCAGCTGAAAGCCGAAGGTAAGCAGGCTGATGATACGAAGACCAAGGCCGATGCAGCCCTCGGTTCAATGGCCAAGATCCAAACCTCGACGATAGGTTTGGCAGCATCTGCCATCTCACAGGCTTCAACCATCGCAACGCCAGGCGCGACGCCGGTAAACGGTGTCACTCCACCTGACGTAAATACGACGACTACAAATGCAACCGGCACTCCTGCCGTTCCAGGCACCACGGACACAACCGCACTTGGAACGACCCAAACGCCGCAACAACAATTGGCACAGAACATCGCAACCATTATCGACCTTCTTCGGAAATCCCTGGATCAAGAAACACTGCAGGTCGAATCTGCTCAGGCAATGGCCGCGGCTCTTTCACGGAATCGTTTCCCTGATACCGTTGCTGGCGTCGATCGCATCGTCGGCAGAACTGCCTACATGGCGTCCTAAGGAACAAAGTGGCTCAGCTTTCAAACTACTGGCGGATCATCACACCAGCTTCGCGTAAGCAGCTGTACACCACCGTCACCACCGACGCATACGATCCTAGAACGACAGACCTGTCGTCAATGACTGCCGTTCAATGGTACTCGCAGGTTTTGCGAGGTCTTGGCGGCCGCGTCAACTCGTACAAGCAGTACGACGTGATGGACGCCGACATCGACATCGCTCGCTCTCTCGACATCATCGCCGAAGAAATGTCCGGCAAGGATGAAAAGACCGAGCTGCCATTCGAGATCATCTGGCAGAAGGAAGACAACGAAGACATCTCCGATACAACGACCGTCACGCTTCGACAGGCCGTTCGGATGTGGTCGAACACGCAGGACTTCAACAAACGAATCTTCTCGATCGCTCGTTGCATGGTCAAATACGGTGACTGCTTCTTCCGTAAGTTGTCCGATACGAAGAAGTGGATGTACGTCGATCCTGCGCTAGTGCACGGCATTGAGATTGACCAGCTCGGCAACAAGATCGCATACCACATCAAGAAGCCGACAACGAACGTTCAGTACGGCATCAAAAACGAGCAGTTCGATATTGTCCCTGCCGCCGCCATGATTCACTTCACCCTGTCAGATGACATGGGTGATTCGGCGCCGTTTGGTTCGTCCGTTCTCCGGCCGATCCACCGGGTCTATCGTCAGCTTGCCATGCTGGAAGACGCTGTCATCATCTACCGGATTGTCCGCGCCCCTGAACGTCGAGTCTTCTATGTCGACGTCGGGAACATGCCACCGCAACGGGTCAAGCAATACCTGGAGCAGGTCAAAAATGAAATTCGACAGAAGCGCGTTCCTGGTCAGGGAGGTGGTAAGGAAGTCGTCGATGGACAATACGACGCCGCATCAATTCAGGAAGACATGTTCTTCCCGGTCACTGCTGCTGGCCGTGGTTCTCGAGTCGAAACACTACCAGGTGGTACTGAGGATTTTGGCACCGGCCTGATCAAACTCTTCCAAGACAAGATCTTTCGCGGTCTCCGGATCCCAACCTCATACATGTCAGGTGTCGATGGTCAAGGCGCGCAGTACAACGACGGCAAGGTCGGTATCGCCTACATCGAAGAACTTCGCTTCGCACAATTCATTCGCCGTCTTCAAGATCGGCTTGATGAAATTCTGGACCAAGAATTCAAGGTTTATCTCAAGGTCGTTGGCCTGAAGATTGACGACGAGATCTTCAAGATCAAGTTGCCAGATCCAGCCAACTTTGCTCTCTACCGACAGGCTGCACTCGATGCTGACCTGATCGGCTCGTTCAACAACATCACAGCCGAAAAGACGCTGTCGAAGCGTTTCATCCTGAAGCGCTACCTCCAGCTGACAGACGACGAGATCCAAATGAACGAAGTCATGCTGAAGGAAGAACGTGGCATCACTGACAACCAATCTGTCCCAGCTCTTCAACAAATGTACGATCCAGCCGTCTTTGACAACCGAGAGGCCGTCACTGTTGAGTCAACATCCACTTCAGGAACCGCATTTGCGGCGCCTGGTGAAGAGGGTGGTGATACTGGTGGATCAGATTCTGGGACCGACCAAGGATTCTTTGGTGGTGGAGGCGGGGGCGGTGGTGAAGAGGCCCCAGCAGGCGGTGAGGAAGGTGGAGCCGAAGCACCAGCTGGCGGCGGGGAAGCACCGCCGGAAGAGGCAACCGCGACAGCAACTTAAGACTTCCTCTTAAATAGGTCAATCCGCCACAAAGGAATACCCATGAAACAACAAGTCCTCTCCGAGCACCTGAATCCTGTAGTTGCTTGCCTTCGCGAACAGCAGGTCGGTGGCCAGCTGTATCTCAACGGCATCATGATGCAGGCCGCTCTCAAGAATGGAAATGGTCGTGTCTATCCGCTTGAGGAAATCTCGAAGGCCGTTGATGAAGCCGCTAAGCGCATCAAGGAAGGTCACTACATTCTCGGCGAGCTGAATCACCCAGACGTTCTCTCGATCAACCTGGCAAATGTCTCGCACGCCATCACCGAAGTTCGGATGGATGGCAACAATGCAGTCGGCAAGATGAAGCTCCTCAACACCCCTTCTGGCAATATCGCCAAGGGTTTGATTGAAGGTGGTGTCCGTCTTGGTGTCTCGAGCCGTGGTACTGGGAACGTTAATGAAGCAGGTTCAGTCTCTGACTTCTCGTTCGTTACAGTCGACATCGTCTCGCAGCCATCGGCACCTGACGCATATCCTGACGCCATCACCGAAGCCATGGGCACCAAGAAAGTGTTGTCCCTGGCCGAAGCGATGGTTGAAGATCCAAAGGCCCAGGCATACTTTAAGAAGGAAATGACTGCCTTCCTCGAAGCACTGCGCAAAGGCAAGAAGTGATCCTTGCTGAGATTCGGAAAGAGCTAGACCCGATTGATGACAAAGCGCTCATCAATCGTGTGGTCAGAATGGCTGATGCCAAGCTGAAAGCCGAAGGCAAGGGTGGGCAATTCAAAGAATTCGATATTGATATTCCGAATGGCACACTGTGGTATGTCTCGCAGGGAGCTGATGATAGTCAGCATGTCGCAGAAGTCATTGCTGAGTTCTTCGACTCGGCCGACATTGCACCCTTCACCATCAAGGTGATCGGTCGAGACAAGTGGGATGGCAGATTCGGCCAGCAGAAATCAGCTCTCGCTGATATGACGGACGATCCCACCCTCAAGGACAAGATTCAAAAACGTGATGACAAGAAGGGTGGATGGGCAACCGTCAGAGTCAAATGAAACTGAACAAACTCCAAGAGCTTGCCCTCAAGGCAGGTGCTCCAATCATTCAAGAAGAAGACAAGACCGATAACGTTGAAATTCACGTCTCACCGAAGGGCTTTGGCAATCTAGGTGACATCGTCGTTATGGATGGTGGACCTGGTGCCGCAATGATCGCAAAGCTTCTTGGTGTTCCAGATGGCTGGCACAAGACCAAAGTCGGTCCGAAATGCTGGGCAGC